TGGTTAGCCACCTACGCCGGTGGAGGAAAACTAGATAAAGCAGTCAAAATTGAAATGGATGCCGTTTTACGCTCACTACGATGAACTACCAAGCCATCCGCGCCGCGGTCGAAAACCCACTCCTAACCGCGTTCAACGCACTGGTGCCCCCAGTTCCGGTTTACTTTGATAACATCACCGCCGCCCCTGCCAACACCACAACCGAACATGTCAAAGTCAACGTCACCTTCGGACTAACCAACGAACCCATGCTCGTCGGCAGCATGGACAACGCCCGTGGCGCTGTTGTCATCCGCATTTTCACCGAAAAAGGCAAAGGTCCCGCCCGCAATCAAACGCTTATCACCACTGCAGTAAACGCCCTCGAAACAATCAACAACACCGCAAAGCCTTCAACAGGCGTCTACTTCCGCGTCGGTGAGATAAACGGCCCCACATTTTCAGCCACTGAAGACTCTCCCCTGTTTATGGGACGAATCGACACCACCTACGTCGCCACGGTTCTTTCCTAGAAACACAGTACAGAAGACGCTAATCTGTACTAAGCCGGGCAGTGCCCGCCCCCACCACGACATTTACTGGTACGCCCCATGGCCACCACCGTCCTGTCCGGCACGTCCGGCGCCCTCTACTACAAGCCCGCCGGCACCACCGGATCTTTCGGTGAAGCCGACGTCAATACAACCTCCGAGACCATCACGGTCCAGACCTTCCTGAACTTCAAGGTTGGTGACCCCGTCAAGTTTCGCGTGGTGAACAGTCAGACCGGCGGCTCCGGCACCGGCACCCTGCCTGCCCCCCTCTCTGACGCCACCACCTACTACGTCATCGCCTACACCGCCTCGACTGGCGCTCTGCAGGTCTCTGCCACCGCCGGTGGTGCGGCCGTGAACCTCAGCGATGACGGCACTGTTGCCGCCCCCAACGAGTTCGAGGTCTACTACGCCGACTTCGCCGTCGTTGGCCAAGTCCGCGACTGGAGTTTCGAGATCAGCCGCGCCGAAATCGACGTCACCACGATCGGCCAAACCCCCGGTCAGTACGTCCCCTTCCGCAGCTACATCAGCGGCTTCGGCGACGGCACCGGCACCGCCACGGTCTACATGACCAACGAGGACGCCGCCCTGTCCAACCGCATGATCCAGGACGTGCTGCAGCGCCAACAAACCGGCGCCGCCTTCAAGCTCTACACCGACCGCGTTTTCAGCGGCGGCAGCTTGAGCGAGACCCTCAGCCGCTCGATCTCCTTCGACGCCGTGCTGACCTCGGCCAGCCTCAACATCAACCCCGACGACGCCCAGTCGGTGACCGTCAACTTCCGCCCCTCCGGCACCCCCACCTTCGACTTCGCCCAGTCCTGATCCATCTACTGGAACACCCCACGGCCCCGGGAAACCGGGGCTTTTTCATGTCTATTGCGCTACAGTAAAAACATCCAACAGTCGCTTTTATGCCTGTTCCAGTCCGCGCTATCGACCGCCTCCGCAAGGCCGCCAACCTGGAGCCCGTCAAAAAGTCCGTCGAACTCAGCGACGGCAGCACCTTCGAGATGTGGGTCACCCCGCTGACCATGGCCGAGCGCGAACGCGCCCAAAAGCAGGCCAAGTCCGACGACGCCACCGCCTTCGCCCTCCAGCTCCTGATCACCAAAGCTCTCGATAACTCGGGCACCAAACTCTTCAGCCCGGGCGAGATCGACGTCCTCAAAAACGAGGTCAAGGACAAGGACCTCCAAGCCCTGATGCTGGCCATCATCACCGACGACGCCGAGCCCATCGACCCAAAGAACTAAGCACCGAACTCCGCAAGGACAACTGGCTCATGCTCCAGTTCGGAGTCGCCAAAGAGCTAGGCATGTCCCTCAGCGCAGTCCGGGCCACCATGACCACCGAAGAACTGATCGGCTGGAGCGCCTACTTCCAGATCCTCAACGAGGACCAACAAAAAGAGCTGGAGAAGGCCAAACGCCGCCGCTAACCCCGGCGGCCTTTTTGTCGCGTAAACTTAAGTACCAGTCCACACGCCAACGCCGTGGCCTACAGAGCAGAAATCGAAATCGGCGTAAGGGGTACGGAACGCTTACGAGACTTACGACGCAGTCTTGACGATTTAAGCGCACGCGTAAACAAGCTCGATCAGCTCGCCAATGTATTCAAAGCTCCTATACAAAGCGTATTAAATTACAATAAATCGTTACAAGAAGCAGCTGAAGTACTACAAAAAGTAGAACTTGGTACAAAAGAAGAAACACAGGCTATCCAGTCTTATGTACGTGCTTTGGGGGAAGCAAACGAAGCGCAAAGCAGACAAATCCGCCTTATCCAAACAGAAATAGATCTAAGAACCGAACAAGTTAGGTTACAGAAATTAACTGCGGCCGGTATATTTGAGACAACGAGATACGCACGTCCTATAGGACCGGGTCCTGCTTTACCTGCGGGCGGTTTTCCGTCGGAAGGGATGCTTCCTATCCCTGGAGCAGCCCGTATGCAGAAGAATATCGGTAAATTCAGTGAAAATTTAGCACTAGGAGCCGGTTTTCCTTTGCTATTCGGTGGTGGACCAGGAGCAATAGGCGGATCCATACTCGGATCTTTTTTTGGAACAGGGTTTGGCGGACAAATTTTAGGCGGTGCCCTCGGTCAAGCTTTAGATCAGGCCATACAAAAAACTGCAAAATTAGGTACAGCGCTGCAAACACTGAACATATCCGCACTGGAACAAAGCGGAATACGTATAAACGCCAACCTTGAAACACAAATAGGTTTAATGCGTCAAGTTGGTGATCTGTCGTCTGCGCAGTTAGCCGTCCAGCAGCAAGTATTTAGCGTGACAGGCGCTTTACCTGGAACTGTAGAAGGTATAAGCGATGCCGTAAATCTGTTAGGTGCAGCATGGGGAGAATTTACAGCTAGCATAGGTGTAACTTTAGGCATTATAGGTGCGCCTTTTGTTGCAGCTTTAGCTGCAATTATTAACTCTCTTAACACTGCATTACGAGGATTAAATTTAATTTTAACCGGCTTAGCTACAGGCATAAAATTAGCCGGAGAATGGGCTATTAGACTACTAGCCGGCGAAGCAGCACTAAGAAAAATACAGGATACTCTACGGCAAAATAATGCTGAACTGGAAAGAGCCAGAGCAGCATATGCCCCTATCCTTGCCGCATTAAACGGAGAAGTTATTTTAACGCGTGAAATTTTAGACCTAGAAAAGCAAAAAACAACCGAAAATAAAACAAGAAATGCTTATTTGAGTTACCAGCAAAGTGTGTTACGTATTAACGCAGATATAGATGAAAAAATAAGAGACGAGCAAGGTAAACAAACAGCAGCAACGAAACAACTTGTAGAAGAAAAAGTTAGACTACTAAATGTAACTAGACAATACAAAGTCGAAGAAGCAGAACTTGCGTTTAACCTTGAAAAGCAACGTATTATACAAGAAGAAAATGCAAAACGAGCACGTGAAGCGGAACAAGCCGCTCAAAAAGAGTTACAAACCCGTATTCAAATCCTTAATCTACAGAGCCAAGTCCTTTCTGTGTTTGTCGAACAGACGCAAGCCCAAATTGCACGGGAAACTTTCCTTAAAGGCGAACTAGGCGGCCTCGAAGCCCAGCTCCAAGCACAAGACAAAATTGCTTTTGCGAAGGAGACAGCTCTGGAACGCGATCGCCAAGCTGCTTTGCTGGGCACAAAAAATGTAGAAGAACAAAATCTGATCAATGCCGCGTATGTAAGACGTCTCAACCTGCTGCAACAACAAAATGACTTGGAAGCAGCCCAGGCTGAACGCCGTAAAAACAGACTAAAACTTGAAGAGAAGTTAGCGGCTACCCAAAGACAACAAGACATCGAAGATAGTGTTACATCTGTACGGCAGCAACAGCAAAAAGTATCTTTCGATATTGCTGGATTTACCAGCCCTGCCGATTTACTACAACAAGAAAAACAGCTATTTGAACAGCGCATACGCGCAAGAGAAACTCTATTGCCCTTGGAGAGAGAAATCACAAAATTAACCGAGGAAATAAATTCCAGTTCTTTGGATGC